GCCTTGCCATTGCCAGCACGTACCAGAACAGGCCGGTGCTCACACTGTCCACAAATAGACTCGTCTTGTCCTGACTTCAGTGCTTCAAGCGGGTGGACGTCCTGGCGCAGGATGAAGGTCTGGATCATCGATCCTGTCTTACGATTCGACGATCCAGACAGGCCCGTGACGATGACTACGATCGGCTGACCGTCGATCAGTGACGGGCCCTCGTATGCGATATAACCTAATGCTTTCATGGGAAACATCCCTCCTGGTGAGCCCGGTGTTACCCGGGCATGTGGTGTTAGATGATGAAGTCGGGATGCGTATCGACGTGCAATTCACGTGCTACCGCAAGGATCGCAACCTTAGAGCGCTTCGTCATCGCGCACCGGATGAGTGCCGAAAGACTACGTGCGGCAGCGCCGGTGTTGCCCATTTCAACGTACAAGCGCGCCTTGTTTGCTTCGCGAATCTCAGACTTGTTCATATTGGAAACATCCTATTGAGTGCTGCACATGTCGTGCAGTGATGAGATGATGACATGCTTAGTGTCCCGATACAAGCCTTTTTCTTCTTTTTTTTTGTAGACCATTGTCTATATATATACATAAGGGTGTAAGTGATAGGTAAGTAGTACATAAGTGAGACGTAGGGTCGGACGGGTTTACACCGCTCTTACCGTCCACAATCGATCGGGACACCGACCATGTGGGTACATACCTACCGGGGTCTACCGACGCCCTGTGCGCGGTTCTGACGCGTTTTAGGCATGGTCTGGACGGCATGGGTGGGTAGACGATCGACGCCAGTGCGGCTCGGCCCTGTGCGATGGGTCGGAGGGGCCGTGTGGGCGAGCACCCCCCCGGTCTCCCCCCATAGAAAATTTGTGTTTTTGGTAGACTGTGGTTACAGGTCTCCTCCTGTGCTTGAAGTTAGCCCGTGATGTTGCGGGCTTTTTTTTCGCCTATACGATATGATGAGTGATGTACTCATTTAGTGAGGTGATGATGGAGAAGTTAGAGATTGAGGTTGGTGTGGTACCACCTGCGCCTCGTAAGGTGTTCAGGTATCCCCATGCGGACATGATTGTTGGGGATAGTTTCCAGGTACCTGTGGCGCACAAGGCGAACGTGATGAATGCCAACAGCAGGGCTACAAAGAAGTTGGGCTGGGTGTTTATGTCACGTACAGAGGGTGAGTACGTGCGTGTGTGGAGAATCAGGTGAACTTTAATCTCAATCAGTTCTATTCGTTTTGTTCTCAATTAAAGATTGAGACTAAAGAACAGGGATTAAGGAAGATGGATCGTCTGCTGGGGACGCAGACATATGTTATGGACGAGATTGCTAAGGGATTAGCGGATGACGTTCATTTCTTTGTGATTCTTAAGGGGAGGCAGCTTGGAATCACAACAATTAGCTTGGCACTGGATCTTTACTGGCATTTCATCACGCCAGGATTACAGGGCACGCTTACGACCGATACTGAAGAAAATAGAGAAATGTTCAGATCCACCTTATCCATGTATATGGAGGGTCTGCCTAAAGAGTACCGAATCCCGCTTATTGCACATAACCGCAACCAACTTTCACTCAAAAACAGAAGCCGTCTCTTTTATCAAGTCGCTGGCTTGCGAGCCAAGGGAAGTCTGGGTAGAGGTAAGGCGATCACCTACTTGCACGGAACAGAGACAAGTTCATGGGGAGATGAAGAAGGACTAGCCTCCCTGCTAGCTTCTCTTGCAGAGACAAACCCTAATCGTCTGTACATGTTTGAGAGTACTGCGCGTGGGTTCAACATGTTCCACGACATGTACGTGACTGCTAAGAAAGCGCGCACCCAGCGTGCAATCTTCTGTGGCTGGTGGCGTAACGAACTCTATTCTGTAGAAGGGGACACGCCGGTCTACAAGGTCTACTGGGATGGAAGGCTTACTCCTGAAGAAAAGGATTGGGTTAAAGAAATTAAGAAGCTTTATGGTGTGGAGATAAATAGCCGTCAGATTGCTTGGTGGCGCTGGAAGCTGCACGAGGGTATTAAAGACGAGTCCCTGATGTATCAGGAGTTCCCGCCTACTGAAGACTATGCCTTTGTGATGACTGGCACGTCTTTCTTCTCTAACTCCAGATGTACGGAGATGGCGAAGATTGCCAAGAAGACTGATGCAGAATACTTCCGTTATTCATTCGGAACCTTCTTCCAAGATACAGACGTTCTGAAGTCCACGCCGCGTCTTGCCAGCCTGATCGTCTATGAGCAGCCCATAGACACTGCGTATTACGTCATTGGTGCCGACCCTGCTTACGGGTCTTCAGACTGGGCTGACAGGTTCTGTATTCAGGTCTACAGGGTGTATGCCAACGGTCTGGATCAGGTGGCAGAGTTTGCTACCTCAGAACTGAACACGTACCAGTTCGCCTGGGTGATTGCCCACCTTGCTGGCGCTTACAAGAACTCCACACTGAACCTTGAGATCAACGGCCCGGGTCAGGCGGTCATCAACGAACTCAAGAACCTCAGAAGACTGGCAACCGCTGCTGGCGGGGCTGTGGGGCGCGATCTGATGGACGTGCTGGGCAGTATGCAGAACTACATCTGGAGGCGCAATGACTCCATGTCCGGGCCTAGCAACAGCATTGGATACCTCACTACTGCCGCCACCAAGGAACGGATGTTGTCCTACATGAAGGACTACTTTGAGCGCGGCATGATGAACGTCTACAGCATGGAGCTCATCGAAGAGATGAAGACCATCATCAGGGAAGGAGGCAGTATCGAAGCATCAGGAAGGAACAAGGACGACCGCGTAATCGCCTCTGCACTCGCCTGCGTAGCCTATGCAGAGCAAGTACAACCCAGACTCATCATGAACAGCGTTACAAGGGACGGTAACCGCGCTAAAGACAGCATTACGCCAGAACTGGCATCCATGAACCGCAATGTCTCTGACTATTTAAAAAAGGTAGGACTACTTGATGCAGGCTGACAAATTCAACTTCTACAAGCAACTGGCTCTGAACACTGTTTACTCAGAACCAGAAGAAGGCAACTTCCATTCCCAACTGATTCCGCAGATGGTCAATCATTATGTGCCACTGATGAATCTGGACAAGAGTGCGAGGATTCTGGATATTGGGTGCGGTCAAGGGTTGTTCATGCAGGAGATGGCAAAACTAGGCTATGACGACTGCACAGGGATCACTCTTTCCAAAGACGATGCCGATGCCTGCAGACAGAAGATGTTTGATGTCTACCAGTGCGACTTTTCAGATCTGGGCTTCATGTCAAACGACACTGTGGACATGATCTGGTGCCGTCATGCTCTGGAACACTCGCCCTACCCTCTGTTTACCTTGTATGAGTTCAACAGGGTGCTCACGAAGGGTGGCAAGGTGTACGTTGAGGTGCCAGCCCCTGACTGCCAGCGGGGGCACGAGTTTAACGACAACCACTACAGCGTCATGGGGCTGAACATGTGGGTGGCGTTGTTTAACAGGACTTGGTTGCAACCAGAACTGGTGGATAAGTTTGATTTCAAACTTCAGGTAGACGGAAAAGACATCCCTGAAAGCTATCTGATCTTCATTTTGGAGAAAACCCGTGGAATACACGAAACAGGAACTGCTGCGTCAGGTCAACAGGTTTCTGACTGACAGGAAAAGGGGCATTTCGATTGAACAGTTTGCTGAACTGTGCGGTCTGGACAAATCCCTGATTCAAAGCGTCTTTGTTTCGCAGACTATGCCCATGTCAGAAAGGACTCAGGTACGTGTAACCAGAGCTTTTAACGAATGGATGTCTGGAAACGTCAGAATTATGTACTCACACGCTAAAGGTACGTATGTAGAGTACAGAAAGCAGTCAAAAGTACCCCTGATGCCTCATTACGGCATAAAAGTAACCCCTGATGGCATCAAAATGGACATCAGGATGAAAAACAGACACTACTACGGGGATCAAACCCTGGATGAAGCACTTGGAGGCTGAAATGTCCGTTCTGCACGACTATTACTGCACTAAACACGGGATTTTCGAAGCTAGGGAGTCAAAATGCCCTATGAAGCACTGCGAAGGCGAGATTTCACTCGTTTTCCTCAAACCTGTTGGCCTGAAGAGCGATTCCACCAAACAAGCAGACACAACCCTTGCTGGACTTGCCAAAGATTTCGGGATGACCGACATCAAGAGCACCCGGGAAGGGGAGCACCAGACCGGATACCTCACCCGCAATAACATCGAGACTCCTGCAGACCGGGCCAAGCGGGAGGCAGAGGAAGCCCAGAATCGTCCGGGTCAGGCAGCTATTTGGGGCGATGCGGGGATGCGCGGGCTGAACATGAGCAGTATCATTGCCGGACGGGCGGTACAGTCAGTGCGTGGCGAATCTGTCGGGATCAATCCCAAAGACGCAGGAGTCACGCAAGGGCCGCGTGCCAGTGTTGTGATGAATGACCATGAGAATCTGCAAATCAAATGAGAATCCCAACTGACCCGGCTGACCGGGAGTTCTTCTATCTCGACTTGATTCGCAAGTGTCAGGTCAGTCAAAACGAACGCAAGGCTGATTACCACACCTTGCGATCCTTCTACTTGTTTGGTGCAGGGCCTGACGAATCACCCGCCCTGTACAACAAGATCCATCCTCACATCGACCAACTCACATCGTTCCTGTACTCAGCAGAGACCACCCGCTTTTCTATCGCGCTGGGTGCTGCAGTCAATCCGTTAGAGCACAAAAAGACTCCAGTGCTTACCCGGGCGCTTAACGATGAATGGCTCAACTCCAATGCAGACCAAGTGTTCTCTGCAGCGGCAAGCTGGTCACTGGTCTACAACACCACCTACGTCAAACTGATCTGGAACAAGGGTCTGCACCCCTACATGGTCGATCCTCATAGCGTAGGTGTGCTGCGGGAAGACATCCCGTACACCGACCGGCAAGAGGCAATCTGCCACACGTACTACATCACCAAATCTGATCTGTATTCGCGCCTGTACGCCCACCCCAAGCGGGATCAACTGGTCAAGCGCATCACCGCCTCTGAGCACGATCCTACTGAGACCACGACAGGTCTGGATCGCGTCATCATGTCTCAGGTCAATCCGACCATGTACGGCAACGTCAATCTCGATCTGAACGGCATGAACCGCTACAAGCCGCAGGTTGCAGAAGAAACCATCGAGATGACCGAACTGTGGGTCTGGAACGATGAGATTGAGGACTATCAGGTGGTCACGAAAGCAGACCCCGATGTCATCATCTACGACAGACCCGGGGAAGCCGTGTTCCTGAAGGGCGAACTCCCATTCGTGCAGATCTGCCCCAACCCCTTGTACGACTACTACTGGGGCGAGTCAGAGGTCAGTCGTCTGGTCTTCCTGCAGCAACTCAGGAACAAACGGATGACGGAGATTCTGGATCTGCTTTCCAGACAGGTAAACCCGCCTACAGCCCTGACAGGCTTTGTAGGCATTTTGGATGAGAAGCACTTTGCTCTTAACCGTCCTGGCGGTCTGCTGGCAACAGATATGCCTAACGCCAAGGTTGAGCGTCTGGCTCCAACCATGCCTCAAGATTTGTTCCGCGAGATTCGTGAGATTGACGGCATGTTTGAAGAGGCATCCGGCATCGTAAACGTCCTGCAGGGCAAGGGCGAGGCTGGAGTGCGATCGTCAGGTCATGCAAGCCAGTTGGCTCGTCTGGGATCGTCCAGAGCTAAGAAACGTGCTCTAGTGATCGAGGATAGCCTTGAGAAGCTTGCCACGTTGTACCTGAAGTGCATACAGGCTTATGACGACACTCACTTCACAGATGAAGAGGGCGTCAAGTTTATTGCCGAGCAGTTCACAAAAGATTTTGTAGTGAAGGTCGACGCGCACTCTAACAGCCCGATCTTTATGGAAGATCTTCGTTCTCTGGCGTTTAATCTGTTCAAAGCTCAGGTTATCGACAAAGAGTCTTTGCTTGACTTGCTTGACCCGCCAATGAAGCAACTGCTTAAAGACAGACTTAAAAAGCTAGAAGCCAAACAGATGCAAGCTGCACAAGCTCAACAACAGGCAAAGCAGGAA